AAACAGGCGAGCCGCGCCAGCTTCCCATCGCCTCCGCACACATCACTCAATAATTCGAACCCACAAACGCTGCCTGCATGGCGGCAAGGACTCCCCATGTCTGCGAATCAAGTTGCCGTCACCATCGACGACATCAGCGAAGCCAATGCCCCGGCCATCTATGTGAAAAACGGCCTGAAGCCATTCCTGCAAGCGGTGAAGGAGGAAGTCAGCACCCAGGTGCCTGACCTCAAGACTGCCAAGGGCCGCGAACGTATCGCCTCTCTGGCAGCCAAGGTCAGCAAGTCCAAGGTAGCCGTTGAGAAGCCTGGCCGTGAATACCTGCGCCGCCTGAAGGAAATGCCAAAGGTGGTCGAGGCTGAGCTGCGCGAGTTCGTCGACGCCATGGATGCGCTGCGGGATGAAACACGAAAGCCACTGAGTGACTGGGAGGCTGCCGAACAGGCCCGCAAAGATCAGCACGTTGATGCAGTTCAAGCCATCCACGACTTCTGCACCGACCTGACGGACGTCAGCGCCTCCGCCCTGCTGGAATCCATCGCATCGGTCGAAGCCGTGCAGATGGGCGACCACTGGGAAGAGTTCGAAACCGAAGCCGCCCGGGCCAAGGAATCCACGCTGACCAAGCTGCGCGCCGCTCTCACCGCTCGCCAGCAATACGAAGCCGAGCAGGCCGAACTGGTCCGGTTGCGCGCCGAGGCTGAAGCGCAGGCCCAGCGTGACCGCGAGGCAGAGATTGCCCGTGCGGCTGCGGAGCAAGCCCGCATCGAAGCCGAGCAGCGCGCTCAGGCCGAACGTGATGCCGCCGCCAAGCGCGAGCAAGACCTGATCGACCAAGCAGCCGCAGCCCAACGCGCCACTGAACAGGCAGCGCGTGATGCCGAAGCATTGGTCGAACGTCAGCGCCTTCAACTGCAGCTCCAGGCTGAGCAAGCCGAGCGCCAGGCAGTACAGGCCAAGGCTGATCAGTTGGCAGCCGAACAGCGCGCCGAACAAGACCGCATCGCCGCGGTGCAGCGTCAGGAACAGGCAGTCGAACAAGCTCGCCAGAATGAACTGGCCCGCCAAGCCGCAGCCGTGGCCTTTGAGCTACAGCAGGCCCAAGCCCGCGAAGCCGACCTTGAGCACAAGAAGTCGATCAACCGGGCAGCGCTGGAAGCATTCATTGCCGCCGGAATGCCAGAGGCTTGTGCAAAACAGGCGGTCACCCTGATCGCTCAGCGCAAGATTCCAGCTATTACGATTACTTACTGAGGAAACCAGCATGGGCACCGAAATCATCATGCCGGAGCAGCGCCGCCAAGTTGTTGCGCCAATCTCCAACGACACGAACATCATGGCGGTCATCAGTCGGGCTGCCGCCGACCCCGCGTGCGACATCGACAAGCTGGAGCGCTTGATGGCAATGCACGAACGGATGCAAGCGCGTGACGCTCAGGCTGAGTTCAACACCGCCATGGCTGCCATGCAGAGCGACATCCCAAGCATCGCCGAGCGCGGCGCCATCGTGGTCAACGGCCAGAAGCGCAGCGACTACGCCACCTTCGAAGACATCAACGACGTGATCAAGCCGATCATGCAGGCCCACGGCTTCGCCATCACCTTCAAGGTGGAGAACGTCGCGGCGGGCCTGAGCGTCACCGGCATTCTGATGCACCGAGCCGGTCACCGCGAAGAAACGACCATGCTGCTCCCGCTTGATACCAGCGGCAGCAAGAACGCAGTACAGGCGGTCGGGTCGTCCACCAGCTACGGCAAACGCTACGTCATGTCAGCACTCCTGAACCTGACCACGCGCGGCGAGGACGACGACGGGCACGCTGCGGTTCCGACTGCCAATGTCACAACAGTGCAGGCAGCAGGCATCACCGCACTGCTCGGACGCTGCACCGAAAAGACCCGCGATTGGTTCACTAGCGAATACGGTTCGGTCGAGTGCGTGCCAAAAGGCCGCCACGACATCCTGGTAGCGCAACTCAATAAAGCCATCAAGGCTGCAGAAGAGGCCGCAAAATGAAAATCGTCACTGATATCGAGCAGGGCACGCCCGAGTGGCTGGCCCTGCGCCTAGGCATCGCTACCTGCTCCGAACTGGATTGCCTGCTGGTCAGCGGCAAGGGTGAGTCTGGTTTCGGTGTAGCAGCGTTCACCTACATGGATCAGTTGATCGGCGAGCGCATCACGGAAGAGGCCGCCGAGCTTCCGTTTCAGACGCAGGCAACTATGCGCGGGCATGAACTGGAAGGGGTTGCTCGCGGCCTGTACGAAAGCCGCGAAGGCGTGGCGACCCACCAGGTTGGCATCATCCTCAACCACGGGATTGGCTATTCGCCTGACTCTCTGGTCGGGAAAGACGGCCTGACCGAAATCAAAACCAAACTGCCGAAGTTTCAAGTCGGAGTGATCCTCTCGGACGAAGTGCCAAAAGAACACGTAGCCCAGTGCCAGGGAGGGCTCTGGGTTTCTGAGCGCGAATGGATTGACTTCATCAGCTACTGGCCTGGTATGCCGCTTTTCGTGAAGCGCGTTTATCGCGATGAAGTCCTGATCCGCAAGATCAGCGAACGAGTGAAGACCTTCTACGAACTTCTCGATGAGCGCATGAATCGGGTTCTGGGGATCGCAGCATGAACGCATACGTCAGCACCGAGCTTTCCATGATCCAGATGCTCGACCCTCGACGCCACGAACTGGCCCTGCTTCAGGAAGCCTTCTTGAACAAAGGAGGGACTATTGAGGTTTTGCAGGGCCCGAGTTTTGTTCCGCCGCCAGTGAGGCATGAGCCGCCGCCGAGCGTGAAGGTGGTCAAGGCTGCGAACCGGGCCGAGCCCAGCACGACCTACATCGACAAGCTCACGCAGCGAGATATCGATCGCGAAGCGCGCAATGCTCAACGGGAAAAGGACAAGGCCGACCAGATTGAGCGAATCCGAAAGCTGGCCAAAACCACAACCTACGCACAGGCCGTCGAGCAGACCGGCATGCCTCGACGATCTCTCCAGCGAATCGCTGTGGAAGGCGGATTCAAATTCCTGCCGGCGACCAATAACGGCCACAACAATATGCGACCCCGCCGCATCACTGATGCGGAAGACGAGAAGCGCGCCGAGCGTATCAAGGCCTTCATAGAGATCGGCCTTTCGCGTAACCAGGCTATGAGACAGCTCGGCGTCACATTCAAAACCTTCGCCCGCATCCTTGCAAAGTTCGGCATCGATTACCCGAAGCGTATTTCAGGGCCTCATCCGGCCTTCTTCGCCAAGCAGGGGTGATCATGGCGGCCGAACAGAAAGACCGATCGGCAAAGACATCGGCGAGGCGAAAGGCTCGCGGCGAGGAAGAAATCAGGCTGCACTGCATGGCCGGCACCCGCCAAGCGCTCGCTGAATTGATGGCCTGGAGCGGCATTGAGGAACAGGGCGAGGCGATAACGATGATGATCCACCATCTTCATGCATTAGGGCCTCAAAAGTCCGCGCCGCTGCTTACCGCCCCGCGACACACCTACGAGATATCTGAAAACGTGTCGGCAAAATTGCAGATCGCCTACAACCGCGAAGCCATTCGCATCTGCCACGACGAATAATTTCCCCAGTGAGGTCTCACGATGAAACCTGAAATGATCACCCTCAAGCACGGCGACACCACAATCAAGATGCCGGCATCACAACTGGCAAAACTGGCGCTGGCCAGCACGTTTGCCCTGGTGCTGCCGCCGGCGGCGAATGTCCAACCAATTGCACCAACCAACATCCCAGCGCTCGGTGCTGAGTGGCCAGGCCAAGGTGGTTTCAACGGCGGACTGGTTGCAGCGCGCGGCGATGTCCCGGCGCACTACCTGATCATCGCAAAGGCGGATATCGGCGATCACCAATGGGGTGGACGTGGCAAGGAGTCTGACGCCACCAGCAAGACCGATGGCCGCGCCAATACTGACGCACTATACGGTGGCGATCGCGACGATCATCCAGCCGCAGACGCCTGCGTTGAATACAAGGCCGACGGTCACAATGACTTCTACCTGCCAGCCTGCGCCGAGCTGTACCACTGCTGGGTTAACGCGCCGGAACTGTTCGCGAAGGACACCTACTACTGGTCATCTTCGCAGCGCTCCGCCTACCACGCATTCGACATGTGCTTCGCTGGTGGCTCTCAGAGCTACCACGCCAAGGTCTTCGAGCTCCGTGTCCGCCCCGTCCGCAGATTCTTTATTTAATCCTTCATTCATCCGTTCTTGATCCGGCACCGGGCGCAGCAGCGCCTTTTTTGTTGCCTTCGAAAAGAGGAAAGACCATGTCCGCAGCATCTCAAGCAGCACCAGCAGTGACCATCCCGGAAATCGGCCAGGCGTTCGGCGGCGGATTCTTCACCGGCATCACCCGTGACCCGGACACCGGTAAGCGCTACCTGAACATCACCGCCGGCGCCGAGCACGAGCTGAGTGGTGCCTGGGGCGAGTACGGCGAGAAGATCGAAGGTGCTGACAGCTTCACCAACAGCCGGCCCAACACCGAAGCCATGGCAGCGGCTGGCAGCGAACTGGCGCAGCAGGTGCTGGCTCTGGATATCGGCGGCTTCACCGACTGGGCGATCCCGGCCCGCGATGTGCAGGAGCTGCAATATCGCCACTTCAAGCCGACCACCGAAACGAACTGGGCAGGACGGCGCGACGGTGACAACCCGAACAGCGAGCCGGTAGGCCTGCTGTACAGCGATGAGTCGCCAACCCAGACGGCGCTCACGTCCTTCCAGGCTGGCGGACCGGAAGCCTTCAAAGACACCTGGTACTGGTCAAGTTCGCAGCGCTCCGCCTACGACGCATTCGTCATGCACTTCGATGATGGCCTTCAGTTCAACGACGACAAGGGCCTCGAGCTCCGTGTCCGCCCCGTCCGCAGTCAATTGATTGATTAATTTGCTTATTTAATCCGGCCGCTTGCGGCCGGTTGCTCTTGGAGAGCGAGCCTCATGGCGATGCACACGGATTTGCAGATCTACAAAGTTTCGCTGGGCCTGCTCCAGATGGCCACGAACCTAACCCGCAACATACCGCGCGACCTGAAGCAGTCTCTCGGGAAGCGCGTCATCGATGAGTGCATCGACGTGCTGATGTTGATTGCCCGAGCCAACTCGACTCGGGACAAGAGTCCACACCTGACTTTGCTGGTCGAGAAGGTCCAGGTGATCGAGTTCCTGATGCGGCTTTTCAAAGAGAGTCGATTCATCAGCGTTCCGCAGCATGCCACGTCTATATTCACAATTTCCACCGAGGACCTGAACCGATGGCAAAGTTTGAACCAGGCGAGACTTTCGGACGACTCACGGTCATTCGCTGGGATAGTGCCTCCTTAGTCCAATGCGTCTGCTCATGCGGGGCGGCGTTCGTCGGCGTTGCTGGAAACATGCGCTCCGGCGCAACCCAAAGCTGCGGCTGCATCCGGAAAGAGCAAAACAATCACGTCACCCACGGGCGTACCGGAAGTCTGACGCACAAGCGCTGGCGGTCTATGCGAGCCAGGTGCCTGAACAAGAATGCCAGCAACTATCGGCAGTATGGCGGAGCCGGAATAGGCATCTGCACAGAATGGGATGACTTTGAGCGCTTCCTTGCGGATATGGGTGAGTGCCCAGGCGAAGGATTCACGCTGGACCGTGAGGATGGCAGCAAAGGCTATTCGCCCGGAAACTGCCGGTGGGCAACCAGGATTGAGCAGGCGCGGAACCAGTCAACCAACAAGATGATCACCTTTCGCGGTGAAACGCTTGGCCTGAGCGAATGGGCAGAGAAGCTCGATATCAAGTCGCAGACCATACAAAACAGGCTCCGCAAAGGATGGACAGTTGATGAGGCGCTTGGCACGACTGGCGATGCCAGAGCTTTCCGAAAGAGCAGAGCCAAATAGACCCGCCAACAGCTATTTCGGCCTGCTCAGTCAGGCCAGCCACAGCGAGAAAGACCGGGAGAAGCTGGCCCGGGTCGTTCTGCTGCGGGGCAACAGCGTCAATGGCGCACTGACCAAGACGTACCCAAAGAAATAACCCTTCCCCATTTATCGCGCTGAACGCCCTGGCGGGATTTCGGCTGCACGGAGCAATCGAATGAAGGCGTTTGTTTTCCGCACACTGAACATCGACGGCCAATCCATCCGCACTGCAGTACGCCCCGGCAAGCCTCACCTGGCGCCATTGATGGTCTTCAATGGTATCGGCGCGAGTCTTGAGTTGGTTCTCCCCTTCGTCCAAGAGCTTGACCCAGATCAGGAGGTGATCGCCTTCGACGTCCCGGGCGTTGGCGGCTCTCCTGCTCCGCTCCTTCCATACAGCTTCAAGGGCCTATCTAGGACCGTCGCCAAGATGCTGGATGTGCTCGATTACGATCAAGTCAATGTGATAGGCGTTTCGTGGGGCGGCTTTCTCGCCCAGCAGTTTGCTCACGATCACCCGAAGCGGTGCAGCAAGCTGATCCTGGCTGCGACTTCGGCCGGCGTGCTCAGCGTCCCACCATCCCCGAAAGTCTTGGCGCTGATGGCCAGCCCGCTGCGCTACACCAACCCAGAGCATGGGGCGAAGATCGCGCCGGACATCTACGGCGGATCGTTCAGGCATGACAAGGCGCTGGCCACCGCTCACGCAAGCAAGATGAAGTCGGCAGGCGGTCGCGGCTACTACTACCAGATGGCGGCTGTTTACTGGTGGACCTCGATCCACTGGCTGCATCGGATCAAGCAGCCGACCCTAGTCCTGGCTGGCAACGATGATCCACTGATCCCGCTGGTCAACATGCGCATCCTGGCCAACCTTATTCCGAACTCTGAACTGCACGTCATCGATGACGGGCATCTGTTCTTGATCACTCAGGCCAAAGCCGTCGCGCCGATCGTAACGGCCTTTATGGCAGCGAACAACGATCAGCCCAGCGACTCATCGCTTGATTCCGAGTATGAGCGGGTTAGCGGAGTGCTCTGAGCGCGATCCTGCCGAAGAAACAACCATTTTTAATGAATCACGCCAGCCGGCGAGGACCTTCTATGCACGCAAACAAAATCGCGATATTCCTGTGCGACCTGACCGGAGTGATGGCGGCTCCCTGGGTTGAAGCTGGGTACGAAGTGATTCTCGTCGATCCTCAGCACCCTGCCGGAGTTCATCGAGAAGGGCTGATCACCAAGGTTGGGCACATCATCGACCACCCGGAGACGTGGCGCGTATTGCGCGCGGCGATCGCTACGGGGCGAATCGCTTTCGTCGCCGGATTCCCGCCGTGCACAGACGTCGCTGTTTCCGGCACGCCGCACTTCAAGCGCAAGGCGGCGAACGACCCTCACTT